AAAGTTGCAATGTCAGACGCACAACTATTACACGCAGAACGTCAAGCTCGTGGTGAAGAAAAATATCAAGGTAAACTCTTAGAAGCTAGACAAAACGACTACAAGGATGAGGTAGTTCTTGTTATACTCACATTGCCAATCTTGGTGTTAGCGTATGGTGTATTTTCAGATGATGCAGCAGCTATGGATAAAATTAATTTATTTTTTGAACATTTTCAAAACCTTCCGACCTGGTTCACCAATCTTTGGATTCTTGTCGTAGCAAGTATTTTTGGTATAAAGGGAACACAGATATTTAGAAATGGTAAGAAATGACAATAGCAGCATTTGATCCTGGTTTGTTGTCCAACTATGATGAACCTAAATATCTTTTACATTTTCAATGGAAAAATTCTGATACTAAAATTTATAGATATGCTTTAGTTGAAGAAATAAATATACATAAAATAGATCATAGATTAAAATTAAAAGAAGATGAGCAAGGTCTAACACAGGAAGATATATGGTTAAAAAAATATTCGTACAACAATATAATAAAAAGGTAACACACTTATCGCAACAAGGATATGGCAAGAAAAAAGTTCAACGTAGAAAAAATACCTCACGAAAGAATACCAAAAAGAACTAGTATTGGTGGTGGTAGAGTTAAGATGAGTAGTATGAATAAACATAAGAAACGATCTTACAAACGTAAGAACAGAGGTGGAATGTAATGAAGGTAAGTGAGAATACATCTGTTGCTATGCCAATCAAAAATATGATTGGGATAATCGTAGCTGTATCAGCAGGTATATTTGCTTACACAGAACTTACTGCTAGACTTACATCTTTAGAGACAAGTCGTGAGCTTATGCAATCTGATTTGCTCAAAGCGTCAGACCAGAAACCTGTAGATCAAGAACAATTTTTGATACAAGAATCACTAGCATCTGACCTAGAAAAGACTATAGTGCGTGTAGATGAAATGATGCACAATGGCGTAAACATTCAAAGAATGATAAAAGATATTGAAAGATTGCGTGATGATGTAGAAAAATTAAAAGATAAGGTAAGAGAAAATGGAAATAGTTATAGCTCTAATAATGTATCTCAATAATGATATGGTTGAGCATACTTATAAAGAAAGTTTAAGTAAATGTTTAAAGTCAAAGCGTGTAGCTATTCGTGAAGTAAACCCACAATCTGTTAGGTTTGAGTGTAAAAAAGTAAATGCTATAACTGAAATATACATGGGTCAAAAAAAAATAGTTAAAATTGTGCAATGAGACGAAGAGATAAACAACCACCAAGAAGTAAAAAATATTACAGATCAACTAAGTCTGGTGCTGGTATGACTAAAGCTGGTGTTGCAAGATACAGAAGAGAAAATCCTGGATCAAAACTTAAAACTGCTGTAACAAAGAAGAGTGGATTAACAGCAAGAGAAAAAGCTAGACGTAAATCTTATTGTGCAAGATCAGCAGGTCAGATGAAAAGATTTCCTAAAGCTGCTAAAGATCCTAACTCAAGATTAAGACAAGCGAGGCGAAGATGGAGATGTTAGATAAATTATTTCAGAAACTTTTTGATTACATTGACAGCTTAAATAAAAAGGTAAATGATGTTTTAACCTTTAAGTTTTGTAGCTGTAAGAAAAAAAATGCTAAAAAAAAAGACTTGGAACAAAAGTAAATATCAAGAGTTTATTTGTGGATATTGCACATGGTGTAGAAAAGAGTTGTTGAATACCATGGGTGGATGGATTATAACTTATACCAAGAAGTATTTTTGCCATGATGGTAAAGATGGTTCTTGTTTTGATAAATATTGTAACTTAAAGGAGAAACAATGCCAGGACACTATGGAAAAAAAATGAAAAAACCTATGGGTAAGAAAAAGAAAATGGATAAGAAAAAAAAGAAAGGTAAAAAATAATGCCAGGTAAAGGTAAAAAAAAATATAGTAAAAAACAAATGAAGATTGCTCGTGTTGCTGAACCTAGAGATAGGATTACAGGAGCTGACTTTGCAAAGTTAAGAAAAAGTAGAAAGAAAAGATATGGCTAAACTTTGTGCTAAAGGTAAAGCCGCTGCTAAACGAAAGTTTAAAGTATACCCATCAGCGTATGCAAATATGTACGCTGCTGGTGTATGTAGTGGTAGAATAAAACCTAAAGGTACAAGAAAAAAAAGAAAGTAATGTCAAAAGGTTTACGATCTTGGGTCAGAGCTAATTGGGTAGACATTGCCAATCCTAAAAAAGGTGGTGGCTTTCCAAAGTGTGGTCGTAGTAAAGGAGAGAAAAGAAGAAACTATCCTAAATGTGTACCTGCTGCAAAAGCTAGAGCTATGTCTCCAAGTCAAAGACGTGCTGCTGTATCAAGAAAGAAAAAAGCTGAGAGCAGAGGTAGAACAGGTAAGAAACCTAACTACGCAAGAACTTAAATAACAATCAGCACAGTAATATTTTTTATTCTCTACAATAACTGCATCCTTATCACACTTGCAGCATTTTATTTTATTTGTCATGCAGTAAGTTCTTCAAACTCCTGCCATATTGTTTGCTCATCATTCCAAAATCTTCTTCTGTGTTGTTTCATTTGTATAGAGTTTAAAACTGTTGTATGATCTTGTCCAAAAATTCTACCTATATCTGACAAACTCATCTTGTATCTTTCGTTTAATATATTGTGAATAATGTTTCTGGATCGCACAATATCTGTAGTTCTAGTCTTGGTAAATAATTCTTTCTTACTTACCTCATACTTAATACAAACTTTATTAATCACAGAGTCTATCTCTGATTGTCTAGGTTTTCTAAACTGATAACCAATAATCTTTCTTTTCATTTGTCTTGGTACAATGTGTGTTTCCTTTATCTCGCTTACATGGTCAGACATCTTTTGTTGTGCTAATTCAAAACCAACTTTAAATCCCTCTTCATATAGTTTGTATTGTTGTTCTGATAATAAATAAAAAGCAATCTTATGTTTGTAAATAAAATCGTTGTTGTTTATTTTTTTGATATGTTTTTGAAACTCTTGATTAATTAAAGACATAAATCCCCTACAGTTTTTCTTGTTTTTTTTATCAATATAAATTAATGAGCTATGCTCTCATCAATTCTTCTTTTGCCTTCTCTATTTTCCAAAGCAATCTATAAGAATCTTTTTGATACTTATATACTCTTTGCTTTGCTTCCAGGTACTTTTCGTGTTTCTTCTGTTGAAGATCCCTGTACTTCTGAAGGCGAGTTCTTAACTCTTCCATCTTTCTCCTTTTTTACTTTGGTAAAATCAATTTTTACAGAATTAATTTTACATTCTACAACTTCCCCTTGTGCGTTGGGGTTGGCAGCTTTCTTTACATCATCAAATCTTTCAACCAACTCAAAGTTAGCTTCGCCAGATTTAATTCTTAAATACTTATCTGTTTTTATCATTTTTGTCTATATCTTTTTTGTGTAGATTAGATGCCATATCATTATATATTGATAAATCTGTGTAATTATCAGCTTTAAATCCCCTTGTAGCTCTAAATAATTTAAGTGTCATCATGATATGTGCCACCTGATATGGCTTTAGTTTTTTTTTTAAATTGGGTGCTAATATTAAAGTAAATAGCTCTGCAAGTATACTAAAATTATATTGATAATCTCCATAATCTTTCTCACGATCTTGGATTATCTTTTTCTTAATCTCGTTTGTAAGCTCTGTAATTTTCATATTGTTTTAAAGGCATGGCAGAAGAAAACAAATAAGAGGGAGCATTACCAGAAAGGGAAAGAGGTAATATGATTCGCTGCTCTAAAAAAACTTCCGCCACACCATTTAACTACAAATTAGTATCTGTAGTTAGGTTTGTTATATCCTGATCCTTGACCTTTTGCAAACTTGTTTGGTGCAAAAGACGACTGCTGTCCTCTCGGCTTGGCAGGTGCTGAACCAGTATTTGATGGTGTCAAGACAACATTGATAATTCCTGTTGGATTACCTTGTTCATCAAGATCATCAAATCCTGCTTGGTTGTACCATGTTTCTCCAATCTTTACTCCTATTCTCCAGGTCTTTCCCTCTGGTGAGTTTGGATTTATTGGTGCAACAAAACTTGGTCTATTATCTCCTTGTTGCTTGTCTTGATTGTGTATAAGTTTTATATATATCTTATC